CGAAACACCTTGCCATGCTGGGTCACTAGCTGACCTGCAAACTGCCAATCATCTGCGTTATTACGCATACATACCTCCACTAAGCCAAAGAAAAGGGGAGGCTATTAGCCTCCCCTCCGTGGGTCAAGCGGCCTTAATCAGCTTGACGTTACCAATGTAGCCACGATCCTTCAGGCTACCCATTTGGCTCGCCTTACGGTAGGCCAGCTTGGTCTCGCCATACTGGTTCTTACGAGCATAGAGGACGTAGTCCTCTCCGTCAAGCTTAGCTCGCTTGGTTACGGTCGCTACCATATGCTTCAGGTAGCCAGCCTCAACGGCGGGCCTGCTAGCGGGCAGCGGGTCCGCTATCTGAGCCGGAGCCTCCGTAATAACGGGGGCCTGCGTCACTGGCTTCTGTTCCACCAGTGTCATTACTGCCGTCGTCAGGCTATTAATAGCCTCCAGTACGTCCTTCATGCTAGTGCGCTGAGCACCCATAATACACCTCCGAGTCACACAAGCCAGCAAACTAGGGTGCTGGCATCCCTTCGTTCCTCCCCCTCTCACGCATCAGGGGGTCGTAAGACTCCCCCCTGATGCGAGAGAGGGGGAGAATCCCGATCATGGAATCTGATCGTCAGGGTACAAAGTACCCTGCCCGTCGGCCTTAGTATACGCACAGCCCGCACAGATAGCGTAGCTATCGCCATCCTCATCGACCACTAGCTCTGCTAGTGGTTCATGGCAGAAGATACAGTGCTCCTCCCAGTCCCCCTCACTGAGGAGTGCAAAGCACTCCACGCAGGTGAGTCCGTCATCCGTAAGCTCCGAAGGAGCCACGACCGTCATACACTCATAGCAGTACGCTTCACTCATTTCACTCTCCCCGAGGGGGTGGCTCAAAGAGCCACCCACTCGCCGTCGTCGTCCATCTCAATGGGTAATCCTTCCAAAGGAAGGATTACATCGCCAGTCTCTGGGTCAATCTCCCAATCGAACTCGTCATCAAAGATGACGGAGTCCAGATCCCCCATATTGATATTATCAATATGGTCCACGGAATCCTCTCGCCAAGCCCAAGTCCGTGGCATAGTGGGCGCTTGACCGTACATCCAGCACTCATGCCAGAGATCTTCCTGCCCCGCATCCCCTGAGTAATACTCAGGGTATGCCTGTCGCTCCATTCTGGCCTCGGCCTCCTCGGCTACGCCGAGCCAGTAGCGTATCACGGCGTCAATGCCGAAGGCATCAATAGCAGCTTGCATCATCAGGTCGTTCATCGGTTTCTCCTTTTACCCTCTCTAGCTGGGGTCGTAAGACTCCCCCAGCGTAAGAGGGTAAGTGTCGGTTGTCAAGCTCAGATATCCACCTCAAAGAGGTGGATCAGTTTGGCTTCGCCGTAGCAGTCCAGCCAGTCCATCCACTCTGGATCCCAAGGATCCAGATCGTGCAGGTAAGCCGTGATCGCGGTACGGAGCGAAGCTCCGTCAACGTCCATGTAGCCAGCTTCGCTGGCCCAGCGGATGGCTTTGCCATCCAGTTCGGCTCTTTTAGAGCCAGCGAAAGCCCGGAGCCTTGCCATTTCTGTTGCCATTTCTCTCTCCTCTGAGGGGACAATCCCCTTTCACAAATGAAAGGGGTTGTCCCCGAATCAGAGGAGAGAACCCCGGAGCCTAGCGCAAACCCCCAAAGGGGGTTTGCATCTGCGCGTACACACCTGCACACACGCTTAACATAGACCCCTTTGGGGTCTATGTCAAACGGGAGGTTAGACCGTTTGGTTATAAGGATCAAAGATCCTTATAAGCTTAGCGAAATCAGCCACTTGGTCAATCGACCGGCCTTTGGCCGGTACCTGCGGGTGCGAACGCAGATCCGGGTGCGCGTTAGGTGAGGCCGACCGACGGCCCCGGAGGGGCCGGGGACCGGGGGTACCGCCTTCGGCGGGGAAAGCCACCTAAAAACTTTCTCAGAGAAATTATAGGATGTTGATAACCTTGATAAACTTAAAATAAATTGAACTTTTTCACTTTAAATTTGTCTAATAATGGAAGACATTAAGAAAATAAAGTCTTCCCTTCTGACCCTTAGGGAAGAAGGTAGTAGTCTTCTCATTATTATTTTATTGGGGCTCTATCTTTTATATGACTATTTCAAATGAAACTAATATGAATACTGCTCAACCCGAAGGGGTTGAGTGGGTCAACTCCTCGGAGTCAGGGGTATCGGACTCCGAGGTACACACCATAGTACAGGATCTAACAGATCCTGAGGACGTATTCTCTCCTATGAAGGATAGGTTAGGGCGGTTCAGGACCGCCTCCCTGTTCTGGGAATCCAGAACTGGGGACTATCCTTGTTTCTTTACCCTTAAGCCTTATGACCATAAGGGGTGTATCAGCCTGTACCGTAAGTACATGGAGATAGGCGACCCGACCGAGTATCGGTTCGCCATAGGGTGTTTTGGCTCGTGGAAGCACTGGCAAGTGCTCACAAAGCTGCAATGGTTTCAGCCGCACCACGAAGAGTGGAAGAAAGAGCTGGAACTCAAGCTCATCTCGGACCAGTACGACCGTATGGAGGATATAGCCAAGACGGCCCCCAAGGGGAGCCCGTCGCACATAGCGGCAGTCAAGTGGCTTGCCGAGTTCAACCAGCCCAAGAAACGGGGCCGACCCTCCAAGGCGGAAAGAGCGCAACTCCTAAAGGAGGAGCGTATAGCCAAGACTACCGTTAACGAAGACGCACAACTTCTCGGACTCAACTAATGACGAAACCAGTTTTACCCGTTGACCAGTACGGTCGATCTATCCAAGCCCTTGAGCCCTCCGGCCCCACAGCCGGAACCCTCAAGCTCAACATAGGCGCAGGGTCTGTGTCAGGGGCCTATCCCTCAAACGTCATCCCCGGCACTTCGCTGGTCAGGATCGCGTCCGTGGGAGATTGTTACATGAAATTCGGAGATAGCGGTGTAACAGCCACCGCTAATGATATGCTCTTCCCCTCCGGGGTAGAGTACTTACGTGCCCCTAGGGGTACTACGCACGTAGCCGTACTTCAGGTATCGGCCACGGGCGTTTTTACATTAACCGAGGTATCGTAATGTTCAGAAGGTTGATTGAGAAGTTCCGTGCGTGGATGCGTGGGGAACGTCGCATAGCCCCCGCAAAGGTACGGGGCCGGGTCTACGAAAAGAAGGCTCGTCCCGCAGACTCGGGGAACAATATAATAAGCGGGCGCGGAAGCGCCTCTATGAAAATGAAGGTAATTAGAAATGGCTGATATTTTTACGGATGTAGGTGAAACCCTCGTAGCAGACTACGTCGATGGTACGGCAAGTGCCCCGGCTAACTGGTACGTCGGTTGGGGTACGGGCGCTGGTACAGCGGCCAAGGGTGACACGACGCTCTTTACGGAAGCCACCGAAGCGCGGGTAGCCCTGACGGAGGCGCAACCTAGCGCCAACATCAACCGGCTCACCGGCACGATCACGGCGGACGGAACCAAGACGATCACGAACGCGGGAGTATTCGACGCAAGCACGGGCGGCAATATGCTGCTCAAGTCGGACTTTACGGGCGTGGCCGTTAACGCATCAGACTCGATTCAGTTCCAGTTTGATCTGACTTGGTCGTAAGCAAAATGCGATGGGCCACTCTTCTGGTCCTCGTCGCAGCGTCCTCGGTATTCGCCCAAAGCGAATATCCGAGGGACGTTGCTTACTGTTGGACCAACCCGACTCAGTACGAAGACCTGACGCCCATTGAACCGGGCGATCTCAGGGGCACCATCATACAGGTGCGTAGGAACGACGGCACGGTAGTAATCGAACAGGAGATTCCGATAGGCACCGCGCTCCCCGGATCGCGCCAGTGCTACACCTTCGTCAACATGATACCGCAACCGGGCACGTACTCCGCGTTCGCGTACGCGGTGACGGTTCAGCTCACTATGAGTGGACCCTCCAACGAATCCATCAAGAAGTTCATAGGCAAACCACAACCACCGACGGTGCTTGAATAATGGCTGACGTACTCAACAGAACAGACGGGGCAACGTTTCCGTATAGTAAGACGTTGCTCTTCTCCGTTAACGAACCAGACTATCCGCAGGTAGACTGGATCTGGAATCCAGATCTGTCGGCTGTGCAGGGCTTCAACTCGATTTACTGGGACATTACGGGGGACAGTGTGGTGCTGGTCGATCAGGCAACCCGAGATGCTCGGGATGCCGAACTAGCGGCGGCGGCACTTACCAATAAACGAGAATCCCTTAAAGCCCGGTACGATACCGAGGATCTGCTCAAGGCGTTCGCGGACGTAATGATCGACGAGATCAACGTCCTGCGCCAGCAACACGCGCTCTCGGATCGTACGGCAGCGCAGCTACGTACGGCGCTGCGTAACAGACTGGATCAGGTGACGTAATGGCAACCGCGAACTTATTGCTCCCCATCCCGGCACATCAGGCGGATCCCACTAATCCGCCCGCGCTGTTGTTCACGGCGTCGAATCGTCCGTATTTGGCGTTCGATGGTACCACGGATGAACTGGTTATCTGGCAATTCAAGATGCCGGGGGACTACGCCAGTGGCCTGACGGTCAAGGTGGTGTATTCAATGGCGAGCGCCACTGCCAACAATATCGCCATACGGACAAACCTGATGGCTATTGCAGACGGCGAGACCATAGATACGGATGGCTGGTCCACTACGGAATCATCGGCGGATCAGACCGTACCCGGTACGGCTGGACTGATGAAGACCGTTAGTGATGCCATCACTACAGTAACTATCGCGGCAAACGACTATATAGCATTTCGGCTTGGCCGTGAGAACGGTACGTCGGGAACCAATGCGACGGGCGACATGGAGGTGTGGGCCGTATCGCTTGAGTACACGACGACCTAAGTCATGGCAATTAATTTCGGTAATGCAATAAACACCAGTACTCATTACTACTACTGGAGTTCCGTGCCAGTCTCCGCATTTCCGGTCACTTGTGCGGCATGGTGCTACCCCGACAATACGAATAACAATGACTGGAATATCCTGCAAATTCAGGACTCAGCCTCGTCAACTAACTATCTTCGGTTCGGTATCGGTGACAGCGCGGATACCGGAGCAGTCGGGCGTATTCAAGCGTATCTGAACCCTGCTGCTGGAGGTGGTTCTAACTCTGTTGCTTGGACTAGTGCTTCTGTAACTTACAATGCGTGGAATCACGCGGCCTGTAAATTCACATCAGCAACCGACCGTAGTGCTTATTTAAATGGTGGTAATAAAGGGACGGATGCTGACAGCATGACACCGACTTGGGGATCGTTGGACACGATCTCTATAGCCTCTGAGCGTGACAGCACCCCTGACGATGGCTGGTCGGGCCGACTTGCTCACGTTGCGGTGTGGGCAGCAGACCTGACCGATGCTGAGATATTGCTCTTGTCCAAGGGCTATCCTCCGTACCTGATGCGGACTTCCTCGCTGGTATTCTACGCACCGTTGAACAACACAACGACGGTCAAGGATCTAATTTCTAACGCGACAGCGACTACCGGGGGAACTCCTACCAATGCGGAGGGGCCTCATGTGATGTGGTACAACAGCATAATGAGTCCGGTATATGCTACGGCCACTAACCCGATCATCACTGACGTAAATACAACTGAATCGTGGACCGATGGGGATACAGGACTAGTAATCGCCGGTTCTAACTTTGTATAGGAGATAGCCCGTGGCTCAGTCAATGCGCCCAATTTCGCAAGTGACGGCCACAAACGGCGCGCCGACAACGAACGTTCACCTGAACCTCGACGGCACGGCTCCTGACTCTGGTGACTACTACGCTGGCAATGACAACGCGACCGGCGTCTGCGAAGTCCTGCTAACGGACCTGTCCGGCTCCGTGCCGGATACCGGTACGTGTACCGTCATCATCTACCAAGCGCAGTGCGACGGCAACGTCGCCCCAAGCTCGGGAGGATCGGCCCCTACGTTTGACCTAGAGGTCTACGAGGGGGCCACGCAGCGAGCCTCGGTGACTGGCGTAACGCCTACCGAGAGCACGTTCACGATCTACAACACGCTGACGTTCAGCTCCTCGGCCATTACGGACTGGTCCGATGTCCGGGTACGGTTCACCTCGAACGGTACCGGTGGTACACCCTCAGGTCGTCGCGGTGCTGCGGTCTCGTACGTCGAGATCAGTACGCCGGATGCCGGACCAATTCAGAAGAATCTGAGCTATTCCGGCGTAGGCACCGCCGCACTAACGAAGGTGTCTAGCCGCAAGAAGACCTTAGCCCATTCAGGAGTAGGCTCACTAGGGCTGCTCAAGTACATCAAACCACGGGTCTGGTTGAATACTACCCAGACCAAGTCTGGGGCAACCCAGATGACGGTAACGTCGTGGTCTACCGACGGCACCTCCATAACGTTCACGGATCCGTCGGGGGCACCAACTGGCTCGCTGTACTTAGGTGTGGAGCGGGTCAGTGACGGGGCGCTGGGCTGGATAGCGGTAACTGTATCCGCGTCCGGCACTACCCAGAAGAACCTCACCTTTACGGCAGTGGGCACTGCGGCTCTTACCAAGTTTGTAGCCTACGACAGAGCCTTCTCCTATTCGGGTGTGGGAACGAGTACGGTATCTAAGCTAACGACTTTGCTCAAAGCAATGACGGCTCTGGGTACCAGCGTACTGACTAAAGGCAAGACCTTTATACGTTCGTTCTCGTACGGCGGTGTCGGAACACTGGCGTTCAGCAAAGCTGCCACCTTTGTCCGGTCATTCGCATACGGGGGAGTAGGCACCCTCGCGTTTACTAAGGTAGCCCAGTTTGTACGCAGCTTTGCGTACAGTGGGGTAGGAACCTCGGTACTTACCAAAGCGGCTACTTTCATAAGAAACTTGTCCTTCTCTGGTATAGGTACGGCAGTACTGACCAAGGGTAAGACCTTCATAAGGGCCTTCTCTGCCAGCGGAATAGGAACAAGCGTTCTTACCAAGGCCACTACATTCGCCCGCAGTTTCGCGTATGGTGGTCTCGGTACGAGCGTACTGACCAAGGTAGGTCAGTTTGTACGATCATTTAATTATTCGGGCGTCGGGGCTGCGAGTCTAACTAAAGCAGCAACGTTCCTCAAGAGCCTAGCATACTCAGGACTCGGGGCCTCGACCCTCGTCAAAGCCGCTACCTTTGTGAAGAACCTTGCGTACTCCGGCGTGGGTACGATGGTAGCTACGGTAGAGCAGATCGTACTCAAAGCGTTCTCCTACACAGCGGTAGGCACAGCCTCCCTAGTAGATACGCTACAAGCGGTGCGCTCCTTCAATTACTCGGGAGTAGGTACCAGCGCACTCACCAAGGCGACGACGTTTGTAAAGAGTCTTAGCTATTCCGCCTTGGGGTCACTGGCCCTTATAAAGAGCACCAGCCTTTATAAGGCCATGAGTGCGGTGGGTACATCGGTACTATCGGTTACACAAGTAACCCTTAAGTTCCTCAGCTTCTCGGGCGTAGGAACAGCGGTAACTACCAACGTTACCACGTTCTTCCAGTCGGTAAGCGCCTCGGGCATATGTACTTCCACCTTCAGTAAGGTGAGCGTCTTTGTCCGGTCCTTCTCGTTCTCGGGCGTTGGCACGGCAGTACGCACCTCGGTTACTCAGTACGTACGGAACTATAACTATACGGCACTGGGAACAGCCCTGCTATCTGAGCAGGGACAGTTTAACATTCAGTCAGCGTACACAGGAACGGGTACTCTGACACTGGCGGAAGTAGCCACGTTCCTAAAGAACGTAGCGCATAACGCGATAGGAACCCTCGGGTTCTCCAAGATATATACTCCGGGTACACCACCCGGCCCCTCATTAGGTGCCCAGTTACGGCGCGGATTGACACGACTACTAGGACGAAGATGGTAATGTGGGAACGTTTTAAAGAGTGGACCAAGACACGTAAGCACACGGACATATGGAGGGCAGTAGCAGGAGTGGTTATACTCTTTGTACTGCTCTGGTTTCTCACTGGTTGCGCTGGTGGTCCAAGTCTTGGTTTGGGCGTTAGCAACAGTCTTGACGGCGTTATACAACTTAAACAGCCGCTTTACGAAAAGGGGCCGCATAAAGTATCCGTCGATTACCTTCACCACTCGGAGATAGATAAAGAACATGACGAAGTCGTCTACGACAGGGCGCACATCTGGTACGAGTACCAGTTCGACAACTGGCGGTGGAAAAAGTGAGCGCGTTCCTGTTAGGGTGGCTCTTGGGTATCCTCACGGTTATCCTGTATGGCGCATATCGAGCTACCCGAAGTGACGGGTGGGACGACTCAAACGTACTCAACTGGTTGCGATTACTCAGCCAAGTCTACATCCACCCCGAAGACTTTGGACGTATGTACTACGAGGATGGCTCCAAGCCCTTCTGGTATATAAGCGGGGATGAGTTCGCGGACAACGTAAAGACACGACCGCCCAATGGCTAGAGTAAGTAAAGACGTAATAAGACAAGCTGCCGAAGACGATCTGTACTCGTTCATACGGCTGGTAGCCCCTCACAGGGTACTGGGAGCTTGTCACAGGGACGTTATCAAATGGTGGACCCGCGAGGACGCGGGCACCCACCAGATGTTGCTCTACCCACGAGACCACCAGAAGTCTGCCATGCTGGCATACAGGTGCGCGTGGGAGATCACCCGTAATCCGACGGTGACTATACTCTACATCTCCTCTACGTCTAACCTAGCGGAGAAGCAGTTGAAGTTCATTAAGGACATTCTCACATCCCCACGGTACCGACGGTACTGGCCGGAGATGGTTAACGAGGATGAGGGTAAGCGGGAGAAGTGGACTAACTCGGAGATCTCGGTGGACCACCCACTCCGCGCAGCGGAAGGAATCAGGGAACCGACGGTCTTTACGGCAGGGTTGACAACTTCTATAACAGGACTTCACTGTAACATAGCGTGTCTTGACGACGTAGTCGTTAACGAGAACGCTTATACTAAGGAAGGCCGGGATAAAGTACAGAGCCAGTATTCACTGCTGGCTAGTATTGAAACCACGGATGCCAGAGAGTGGGTAGTAGGTACCCGCTATCATCCGAAGGATCTGTACGGTACTCTCGCGGAGATTACCGAAGACATATACAACGAGGATGGTGAGATCATAGATAGCCGTCCGGTATACGAAGTTCTGGACAGAACTGTAGAGGACATGGGGGACGGAACCGGAGTGTTCCTGTGGCCCCGGATGCAACGAGGCGATGGCAAGTGGTTCGGCTTTAACCAGCGCATACTGGCACGGAAGCGAGCACAGTACCTAGACAAGTCTCAGTTCTACGCCCAGTACTACAACAATCCGAACAGTCCTACGGAGGACGCAATAGATCGTGAGTACTTCCAGTACTATAACAGAGACTTCCTTAAACGAGGCGACGGAGTCTGGCAATACAACGGAAAACCATTGTCCATCTTTGCAGCCATCGACTTCGCTTTTAGCCTTAGCAGTTCGGCTGACTACACTGCCCTCGCAGTTATTGGAGTTGATTGGGATGGGCATATATACGTACTTGACCTACAACGTGTTAAGACGAACAAGGTCGGGTCTTACTATCAAATGATATACGACGCCCATATAAAGTGGGGGTTCAAGAAGGTCAGGGCAGAGGTGACGGCAGCTCAGCGTATAATAGTTGAGCACGTACGAGATGAGATCCGAAAGGATGGATTGATGCTCACAGTTGACGACTTCAACCCCACACGTACTATGGGTACCAAAGAAGAGAGGATCATAGCGGCACTGAAGCATCGCTATGAGAACAGGTCTATCTGGCACTACTATGGTGGTATGTGCGAAGAGCTGGAGTTTGAACTCATAAGTGAGCGCCCGCCTAATGATGACCTTAAAGATGCCCTCCATAGCGCAATGGGTATTATGAAGATACCGCAGAAGAGGTTTATGGACAAGGGAGAATCAAACATTGTGACACATAGCAGATTTGGTGGAGTAGCGTTCGGTGGCTAGAGTATCCAAGAGTGTACAAGAAATCAAAGGTATCCTGCAACCTGATACGCTAAGTGACTACATCGTTAACAGGTACGATGAGTGGACTTCGGCAAACAGGAAGTGGAAAGAACTTCATAAGGAGCTGCGCTCCTACATATTCCAGACGGACACTACGCAGACTACTAATGCTAAGTTGCCGTGGAAGAACAAGACATCCATACCCAAGCTGTGTCAGATAAGGGACAATCTCCATGCCAACTATATGGCGGCACTGTTCCCTCACGATGACTGGTTCAAGTGGGAAGCGGCAGCGGACGAGGCGGATACCCGCGAAGCTGCCTTGATGATTGAAGCGTACATGAAGCAGAAGATCAGGGAGTCTGGATTTAAGCAGACTATCTCCGATCTTCTTTACGATTACATCGATGCTGGCAATGCGTTTGCGGAAGTCTCCTACGTTAACGAGTATACGGACCTACCTGACGGGCGCATCATCACCACCTATAAAGGTCCACGGGTTTATCGAATCAGTCCTTACGACATAGTATTCGACCTCACCGCGCCAACCTTCGCAGACTCGGCAAAGATCACGCGGCAAGTTGTCAGCATCGGTGCTCTTGTAGACGCCTCGGAAAGTCTTCCGGGGTTTGAGTGGGTTAAGGGGTGTCTCCCCGAGATAATCAACGTACGCAAGGGACTTAGCGCCTATAACAATTCGGATATAGATAAGTCAACCGGTGTTGAGATAGAAGGGTTTGGGGCGCTTAGCCGCTACTACTCTTCGGATATGGTAGAGCTACTCACCTTTGAGGGCAACCTGTTCAACCCGGACTCAGGCACCCTGCTGAAGAACCACCGTATCGTAGTGGTAGACAGACGCAAGGTAGTCTTTAACGAACCAACCAGTTCATGGTTGGGACGCTCCTCCAAGGAGCACGTAGGCTGGAGGACTCGACCGGATAACCTGTGGGCTATGGGTCCGCTCGATAATCTGGTGGGACTACAGTACCGCATAGACCACCTTGAGAATCTCAAGGCGGACGTATTCGATCAGATCGCCCACCCGATCCAGAAGATCCGGGGACTGGTAGAGAAGTACAACTTCGGGCCGGGGGCCGAGATCCACTGTGATCTTGAGGGTGACGTAGAGTTCATGCGCCCGGATACCACGGCGCTTAACGCAGACTTCCAGATCGACCGGTACATGGAGGTCATGGAGGAGATGGCTGGTGCTCCCCGACAGGCTATGGGTATACGAACTCCGGGCGAGAAGACCGCCTTTGAAGTATCCACATTGGAGAACGCCGCAGGGCGTATCTTCCAGCAGAAGATCATAAACTTTGAGGAGCGGTTCATAGAGCCGCTCCTTAACCAGATGCTGGCACAGGCCAGACAGAACCTCGATGGAGTCGAGATAGTTAAGGCTATTGACGATGACTACGCGGTGTCTGAGTTCCTGAAGATAGGGCCGGAACACCTGAACGCCAAGGGCAAGCTCTACCCCATAGGAGCACGGCACTTTGCCAAACAGGCGCAACTTACCCAGAACCTTTCGGGTCTGGTTAACTCCGGGGCCTATATGGATCCGGGGGTACAGGCCCATATCTCTGGTCTCAAGATTGCCAAGCTGTACGAGGATAACCTCGGACTCAGGAAGCACGAGCTTGTCGTTCCCAATATCCGCGTAGCGGAGCAGATGGAGACACAGCAAGCGGCTGCTACTGCCCAGCAGGGCGTAGCTGAGACTATGCAGAACGCCGCCATCTCTGCCGATATGGACGCAGCACAGGCCGAGGAAGGTCTGGCGATGCTCCAAGAAGCAGGGGTAGGTTAATGGACCAGAGATGGTTTAAGGAAGACCGAGGTCTTCCCAACGCACAAGAAGAGATGGAGCTTACAGAAAAAGCTCTACGAAACTCCAGTATTATCCGTGAACGCTTAGGGCGCATCCTTAAAGAGGAGATGGATAAACTGGATCTTAAAGAGGAACACTTGAGCGGTCCCGATTGGGAGCGGCAGGTGATTGCTTGTATATCACGGAGAGCGACCCTCCGTGAGGTATTAAATCTTATTACATTTGATTGAGGATAGACCATGTCCGATACTACCCAGACCACGGGTGATGCCAACAACGATCCGGTTTCGGCTCTAGTTGGTCCCGGCAAGAAGTTTGAAACACTGACAGAACTAGCCATAGGCAAACTCAAAGCTGACGAGTTTATCGAAGTTCTCAAGCAAGAGAAGGCTGAACTGGAGGCTCGGTATAACGAGGCGAAGGAGAAGCAGAACGAGGAAAGTCGAATTGAGGAGGTACTGAAAGTGCTAAAGCAACAG